CTTATCCGATATGTGCGTCTTTATACCCTGGCGACCTTGAAATTCAACAGGTTCACACCATACAGTTTCATCAACAGGTATTAATGTGCTAGGATAGATCTTAAGATCAAGATGAAGTACTTCAGTCTCATCATACTGGCATAGAGGAAGTTTACCAAATTTTTGATTGAGGTAATTTAACTTCTTGAACCAATATTCAGGATCAAAGCAAGCGGGCCCAATAGAACCAAATTGATCATATAAATCCGGCTTTGAACAACCAGACAATGACCTCAGTTCTTTAAGCATCAACTGTTCACCACGATCTTTAGGACCATTCACAAGCATTGGGAATATCAAGTTACGTATCTCTACGGGTAACCATGTATATAAGTTCTCCCAGTATAAATCAGCAGCCTTAAAGACCACTTTAGGACGCAGACCTTCAAAAAGCTTTTCCAGGATTTCATTTGTAGAAAAGACACGATATTTAAATTGTGTATCATCCTCAGCCGAACCTTTCCCTCTACCATATATCAGTCCCATATTTACATAAGATTGGGGCCTAACATGACATAGTACTCGAGTAAGACCAAGAACCTTTTCTTTATACAAAGCTCGATTCACTGTATACAGCTCTGAGTTTATTTGGATAAAGTTACCAGATATGTAATCCTTCCCTACAGAAGTCTCCATACCACATTTTTTTATAGTATCCCTCCACACATTACATAGTAGCTCAGGACCTCGAAAAAGTATATCATCACCATTAATTAACATTGGCATAGATCTAAGATCAAATGACCTTCGATAATAGGCTTGGAACACAAGACGAGCTATTGTTGCATTTATAATACAAAGAATAGGGAATGACAAAGGTGACCCCATCAATTGACCGTTACGTTGGCGGAAGGGCTCTGGAAGATGTTTTAATAACAATTCCTCCGAGTATCCCATTTGATCCACTTTCATACCAGTAAAAGGATGGTTACCAGATTCATCAATATAATTTATATCGTGAGGCAACAAGGCAAATCGCTGTAGTCGAACCAATTGATTATAACCTTCTTTATTTGATGGTCTAATCTTCTCTAAAATACGATCTAAAACTGCCATAGTCCAATTAATGTTAATAGTATCAGTTGCGGCCTTAAGATCTCCAGATTCGAAAACATCACCGGGTGAACAACCCTCGCATACAATCTTTGATATTATCTCAGTTGTACACTTCTCTCCGATTAAACGAAAAGTAGGATGAGTTCTTAAAATAGTATGCATAAACTTTTGAAAAGGTTTTGTCATAGAATAAATTCTACCATCTCCTTTAGTTATGATACGACATTTAAGAGGTTCAAGAATCGTAGATATACCAGCCTTACACCGATCTATGTAAAGAGCTTTTTCTATAAGCTCAGTGTGATAATCCGAAGTTACCCTATATACACTATAGATTGGTTCTTGTACATGGGAACGAAGCCAAGTTTCCTTAGTCTCATTATATGTACAAAATACCCGATCTTTATAACCAACCAATTCCTTTTCAAAACCCAGCCATGCATGATGGTATTGAGTCTGCTCAAAAGCAAAATTCCGTATGCCACTATCAGATCTAGATCTCTGGAAACAAGCATGAGCCGAGACCAAATCGTCTTTCAACGTTAAGTCCCATTGCCCATATGTTCCAAACAGCTCATCGACAGTAGCTCTTAATTCATCAACCATATTGATCTTTCGACCAAGTATGTCAATGAAAT